TCCGGTACGTCGGCGTCGTCCGATAATTTTACTACGGGTTTCATTCCTTTTACAAACGGTCGATTGGTTAAAGCGAATCCGTATAGTAAAGGCCCAAATGTTTCGAGTGATTCACAGTCTTGGTAATCATCCGTAAAGTCAGCCGAAGTATAACGAAATTCTTTTGATTCCACTGCCTCGCGTCCGGATTTAGTCCATTCGACTTGTGCGAATAGTCCAGTGCGTTTTTTAGTGAGGCCGGTTATCCATCCGGCCGCTTTTCCGCCCGCGTCATGGCTGAAATCGGCCGCAATATCGATTTTTAACGTTTTCTTTTCAAAGTTTCCAACGAAAGACTCAAGGGTTTTATCGCTAATTGCAAAGCCCCCATAAAAGGGATGGCTGAATTTACCCAACCGAATCACTTGCACCTCGTTTGGCGCTTTTGGAGATCCGTCTTTATCCTCAAGTTGGATCTCTATTCCCGGGCAAGATAAATGTTTGTTTTCTTCGAATTGTGGCATTGGTTTGAAATTGAAACAGAGAATTTAAATTAAGTCTATCACAATTAAATTACTCCGAAAGAGTAATCGATTTTTTGATCTTTTCTAAATCCTCGGGATCCTCCGCGGTCGGTACTAACCCGCCCGGAGTTGTTGGCCTCTTAGTTAAATTTGGTGATAGGTAGCTTTTGCAATTGTGGTGTAACGGGGGCATATAGCGCTCGTATTCCGGGTTTTCCCCATACACAAAAGTTTTGCCCGCAAGGTTTTTACAAATGGGGCTAACCGGATCGGAATTTACGAAAGTAAAAGAATGCACCTCCTTCAATACGTCTTTATCAAAAAAGAATGCGTTGCGTGATTCATTGACTACAAACGACGCGGTATTCGTTGCCCCAACCGCGACGCTTGATCCCTCGATAAACTTTTCAGCGCTATCCTCGAGATCGGCCCGCAACACGGCCTCGCTTTGCATGGCGTTATCAACCGAGCCTTGAAATTGCATAACCACGGCTTTTTCTATATCGGCTAATTGGGTTTCAACGAGGGCGTCGCTTCGTTTCTTGAGTTTCTTTTTGATCTTGGGCGGCAAATTATCAAATTCGGATAGTTTCGTTTTCTTGGCCGCCGGCACCTCGCCCCTTGCTTGGGTGAGTGCGAGCCCCGCTAATTCTTGAATGAGGCCCGATAGCGTTTTCTTGTATCCGGGTGCCCCGCCCGGCTTTAGGCCGTTAATTGCGTCAATCTTTCGGCTTTCGGGCAATTTAGACCATGCGGCCATGATCTGATCAATGTACTTTTCAGCGCTCGCCCCGAGCGCCTCTTGCATTTCATCCTCAATTCGGGCCGCCCATTCCTTTATTAGTTTGCGCGGTGCCGTGCGACGCTTGCGGTCGGCTAACCTTATTGGGGTATCACTGGCTTTTTTTTTACCTTGATCAGCCTTGGGGCCTTTTTCCTTTTCCTTTTCGCCCGGCTTTTCCTTCGGATCGGTTTTACCCTTTGCTTTTGGATCACCTTTTTTCTTAATCGGGATTGGGCCCGGGTTATCGGGATCACCGCCCTCCGGGCCCCCAAACGGGTTAGGGGCGGCCGTTTCTCGTATGGATTCGGTATCGATTTCCGGTAACGCGTATCGGTTACGTAGGTTTTCCTCGAGGCGATCATCGGGCCGAATTAGATTCGACGCGGTGAGGTTTTTGAGTACCTCCGAAAATTCTTTTCCAGCCTTATCGGTCACACCACTACAAGCCAAATAGGGGTAATCCTCTTGGGGCCCGTAATTCTTATCAATGATTCGTCGGATTGGCCCTTTATCCCCGTTGATTTCCTCGCAAATCAATTCGGCGATATATTGGCAACCGTTGAGGAAAAAGTCGGAAAGGTCCTTTCCAAGCGAATAACTCCCTCCGCTCGAGCTAGCCCCGCCGCCCGATCCTAGAATGAGAAAATTGGCCAAAACCGCATAGGCCATTTCCTTATCCTCCGCGTCGATCGAATATCGAATATTCTTGGGATCAAAGCCGTTGTTAAACATTTCCAAATCCCAACCCTCGGGCATGAGGGCGTAATTGGATTGATGGCTCGTTAGCTTTTTCAGCATGCTAATCATTGCCGAGCGTTGATCCGAGTTTTCCTTTCCTTTAGGAATCTTACCGAGCGGCGTACCGACCGCGCCCCTTTCCGATCCGATGGCCTCAAGCTTCAAATACATTTGCTTGCGTAACCACGGCCCGTAGCATGGGCGGAGCATTGAAATGCCCTCGTAATTATCGCCCTCTTGATCGATATTGATTAAAAGCAGGTTTGAGGCATCCATTACAATGTGCGTGTCGCTTTCACGCTGTAAGTCACCGTTGACTATCTGGCTTACCGAGACGAGCAACCCCGTTTTATTATCCACAACCCATTGATCTAGCGTTTTAGGGCTACGCCAACCCAATTGGCGCACAATGTTTTTGGTGCCGAATTTCTTATGATCCCAAGCAATCCCATCGACCATTTCCAATAGGGAGTGCCCGAAATCCACGCATGAGAAAAAATCATTTAGGGTTTTTTGCCATTTCTTCGAAAGGCCCTCGAATAGATTCCATTCGGCGAAATCGCGCATTTCCTCATGTTTCGGCCCCTTGGCATCTTTCGGTAAAAGGATTTCCCAAGTAGCCGATCGGAGTGTGTTTTTAATCGCACTCAAACACATTTTGACGCGCCCATCCCCGCGGCGCATTTTGTCGTAAATTTCGGCGGCCTGATACCCGGTTAATTTATCGAGGTATTCCTCTTGATAGTAACCCGAATACAACTCAACGCCGGATGATCCGACGGGTTGCTCCATTGTGATCTTGACCTCTTTCATCTTGCTATCGGCAAATTTCTTTTCGTCGTAATTGAGGTAATTTTGAGTGCTATCCATTTGGGCCCCTTAATAATCAATATCGGTACCGCCAATGCTACCCGCAAGCGTGGCACCCGTCGACGATAACGTATCCCCATCGTCGGTTGGGAAATTCCCGACCGCACGATCTTCGGATTGCCCGTATACAGCCAAGGCTAAACTATCCGAGTGATCAGGGGAGGAAAGCCCCGTACGCTTTTTGTACTCGGCCTTATCCTCCATTACGTATTTTCCCCGGCGGTTGAATTTATATAAAATCGTTGGCAACTCTTTAGAGTATACACTCTCATTCGGTAGGACGAGACGCGTCTTTAGAGCGTCGGCGAGCAAAACAAATGCTTTTGCTTTCACGTTATCGTAGTCTCGCTTATCCTCTTCGGCCATTGAATCCTTTGCATCAAACCCGGCCCCGAAATGGCATTCTCTGATTTCAGTATTTCCGTTGATCAGTTTATCCGATTGGTTTTCAACTAGGATATCCAACACGCCGCCCCCGATTCCGGTTGCATCAACGCAAATGCAATCAACCCGGTTTCCGTATTCCCGAATTACGTTCATAACCTTGCCCGCAATGTACGTTTCGCGGCGCTTGGTTAGCACAATGGGTTTTTGCACGACGTTACCAATAATTGGGGTGATCACGGTCTTATCCATTCCGAAGCGAGCACAATCGACGCCGATAGACAGGAATTCATAGTCCGGATCACTATCCTCGCGTTGCATCGCCCCCTCAACGGCCCCAAGAGACATAAGGGCCATTTCATCCTCGTCGGGAAAGTCGCCCAATGCCTTGCTTACAAAAAGGGGGTGCGAGGTACCGACTTTGTAAGCCAATTCCATAACCCATTTGGTTGTGAGCAAGTAATCGACGGGCACCGGGTAACTGTTTAGGCGCGCCCTTCGATCCGCATCCGATAGGCGCTTGAGGTAACTCAATTCATCCTCAATTTTCCCAAGATCGGTGAGGCCGGCGGCTCTAAGGTTGGGGGATTGGAAACAGGTTAATTTGATGCATTTCCATAGCCCCGAAGTCCACGCCTCGTATACCGGGCTCGCACGCGATGTGGGGTTGAATATCGCAAGCCAAAAGACTTGATCCGAGGTCATCATTCCTTCGGCTTGATCCCACATTTGTTTTAGTATCCCGGTCGCCTCTTCGAAAATAATCCGTAACCGCCCGCGGCGGCCGGCTTTGAATCCCTGAAAGCTTGACGCCTTGCCTTGCGAATCACTTTCGCCCGCCTGATCTCGGGGTTTCATTCCCTTGGCAAACCAATCCTCGGCCAAACGCCATGCAACGGTTTGCATATCCCCGCCCAATGGGATCTTACTATCGCGGTGCCCCGATCGGATCTCGCTCCAAAGGATATCTCGCACTTGGCCCATCGTGGGGGCCGTAGTCAAAGCTTTAGACCGGGGGAAAGTCGGCATTTCCCACAAAACAATGCGGCCGGCTATCCAAGATTTTCCAAGGTTATGGCATGAGGATACGAGTACCCTCGGCTCGTTAACTATCGCCTCGAAAATAGGTATTTGGTGATCGTGGGGCTCGACGCCTTGGATGCGCCGCAAATGCTCAATACAACTATTTCTTAGCAGTAGCCTTAGATCGCGCTCGTTTTGGCTTTTTGCGGGCATTTCTTTTTTTAGGTTTTGGTTTAGCCGATTTACTCTTTTGTTTAGTTTTACGCGGCGCTTGTTTAATAACGGGTGCCGCTTTTTCTTTTTCGTCCAATTCCCTATCGTATTCCGCGCAAACTTGGGCCCAAGTTTTACCCTCGTCGGCGCCGCCCGGTTCTATCCGTACGTTTTGAGTTTCCGACCATCGAGCCCGGCATTTCAGCCAAAACATGATCATTGCGGCATTAGGCGCCGCACCCTTTTCGATTACCGTCTCTTTCCCATCCTTGATCTCGATTATCTCTTTCCGGCCCATTGCTACGGAAAAAGCCATTTGGGCCATTTGGGATTCGGAAATAGATCGCCCTTTTTCTATTGCCCCACTAATGCGA